AAGATATTATGGTAGATGATATTGCTGAAAAAGAATATAACGCTTTTATGGTCAATCGTGGCTTATCGTATTTTTCTGATACGGTTCTAATAGCAAACGAGATGAATCTAAACCATCATTTAGACAATCGCCTTCAATTCGATTTTTTTATAAATATAATTAAGAAGAAAAAAAGATTTTCGAAATGGCTAAAAGCCAGAGATATCGAGAATCTTGAAATTATTAAACAATATTATGGATATAGCGATGAAAAAGCTAAATCTGTATTATCATTATTTGATCATAGTCAGATAGATGAAATGAAAAATAGGATTTACAAAGGTGGAAAACGAAAATAATAACACAGAAGTCTCATGGTCACCAGCATCAATGCTCGAGATCACACTAAACGAACCTGATGATTTTTTAAAAATAAGAGAAACACTAACAAGAATTGGTGTAGCCTCTAGAAAAGATCAGAAACTCTATCAGTCTTGTCACATTTTACACAAACAAGGCAGATATTTTATTGTACATTTTAAAGAGCTATTCTTATTAGATGGAAAACCTTCTAATCTACTCTTAAATGACATCCAAAGAAGAAACACTATTGCTACCTTGTTGGCGGATTGGGGACTAATTACACTAGTAAATCCTGAAGAGGCAAAAGATATTGCACCTCTTAGGCAGATTAAAGTGATTCCATTCAAAGAGAAATCTGAATGGCAGCTATGTCCGAAATACAACATAGGAAATAGTAATAAGGATGAAAATAAATAAAGAATTAAAACACTTAGGTTTAATACCAAAAAATAAAGCGTATGAAAACCAAATGACTTTAGCAAAATATATGTACGCATTTATATTGGGCGTATTATTTGCTGAACTATTTATGTAAACTAACAATTTAGTTTGTATAAATAAAACCGAGATGCCGAATGGTTCGGGTCTCATTTACAATTAACCTTGCTTAATAATAGGAGGAAAACATGGTTAGAAATACTTTGAACGTACCGCGTTCACTTTTTGTAGGCTTTGAAGGCCTGTTTGATGAGCTAGAAAGAATTCATACTTCTGCTAGATCTGGAAACGACAACTACCCACCACACAACATTGTAAAGATCGATGATGAAAAATTTCTCATTGAGCTAGCTGTTGCAGGTTTCACGCAAGACGATATCGAACTTGAAGTCAAGGACGGTATTTTAAAAGTGCGTGGCAAAATCGAAGGTGATGAACGCGAATATGCATGGAAAGGTATATCATCCCGCAAATTTGAGAAGAGCTTCCGTCTCTCAGAATTTGTCGTAATAGATGGTGCCGATTTAGAGAATGGAATACTCGTGGTGTATGCCAGAGTTGAACTTCCCGAAGAAAGGCGTCCTAGGAAGATCGAAATAGGGTCTGCTGGGGCATCAAAGAAAAAGTCTTTTCTTAAAGGATAAGTATCAGCGAAATACTCAGTAGATAAGTAATAAACTTTTTTACTGGAGAACAGCAATGAAAACATTAATGCACTTAGTGCAGAAACACGAGGACATTGCAGAGACCCTAGGCGGTGTAATGGTTATGCTTGCTACTGGAGGTGTAATTTTAGGATTAGCTCCATTCGTAATGTATTTACAGATTTACTCATTCTAGGTTCTGTAAGACTCACGAGGGGGAGGAAACTCCCCTTCACTTTTATATGAAAAAATGGTTTACATTATGGAAAAAGTGTGGTATAATAGGTACTATAAATTGAGAGTGATCACATTATGAAATTTTACACATCTGTCAGTCGTTATGGTAATAATCTACTTTATCGTGGTTACGACAATGGCAAAAAGATTCAAAAACGAATAAAATACAAACCTACGTATTTTGTTTCTACAAATAAACCTACAAATTGGAAATCTCTTGATGGAGTTTCTGTAGCTCCTATTCAATTCGATTCCATGCGAGAAGCTAAAGAATGGCTTCAAGTAAATAAACAAGTTGTTGGTAGACACATATATGGAAATGATAAACATATTCCAGCGTTTATTAACGATGAATTTCCTGGTGATATCGAGTTTGATCGTAATCAAATTAACGTAACTACAATCGATATCGAAGTACAATCAGATGCTGGTTTCCCAGAACCAGACCAAGCAGCACACGAAATTACTGCAATTACAATCAAAAACAATATCGATAATACATATTACGTTTGGGGTTTAGGTGATTATGATGTAGAAAACGGTTATATGCAAGATAATCGTGTGGTCTATAAAGAATGTAAAACTGAAGCTGAGTTATTACTCGACTTTGTTGCTCATTGGTCATTACCTTCAAATTGTCCAGATGTTGTTACTGGTTGGAACTCAAGATTCTTTGATATACCTTATATCGTAAATCGTATATTCCGTATTCATGGCGAAGAAGTTGTTAAACGTTTATCTCCGTGGGGATTAATCGATCGAAGAGATGTTACTACAATGCAACGTAAACACATCGCATATGAAATTCAAGGTATTGCTCAAATGGATTATCTTGATCTATTCAAAAAGTTTGGTTATTCATATGGTCCACAAGAATCCTATAAACTTGATCATATTGCTCATGTAGTTCTTGGTGAACGTAAGTTATCGTATGAAGAATTCGGTAATCTACACACATTATACAAATACGATTTCCAAAAATTCATTGATTATAATATTAAAGACGTTGAATTGGTAGATCGTATTGAAGATAAAATGGGTTTGGTTACACTAGCACTTACGATGGCATATCGTGGTGGTGTTAACTATGGCGATGTAATGGGTACAACTGCTATATGGGATGCAATCATATTTCGAAATCTATACGAAAATAATGTAATTGTTCCATTCGCAGAAGAAAAGTTCAAATCTCCATATCCTGGTGGTTATGTAAAAGATCCTCATGTTGGTATGCACGATTGGGTTGTTTCTTTCGATTTAAACTCTCTATATCCATCCATCATTATGCAATACAATATGTCACCTGAAACAATCATCGATGGTAAAGTTATTGCTCTTGATGTTGATAAGTGTATTCAAGGAGTAAACGTAGATACAGATAATAAATGCGTTGCTGCATCAGGTCAATATTTTAAAACAACAGAAAAAGGTATTCTACCAAAGATCATCGATCAGATGTACAGCGAACGTGTTGTAATTAAAAAGCAAATGCTTGCATCTCAACAAGAATTACAAAGGGTAAATAAAAATGATAAACAAGAATTGTATCGAATACAACGAGATATCGCCATTGCAGAAAATCAGCAAATGTCTATTAAAATTCTTCTTAATAGTCTTTATGGCGCTCTCGGCAACAAGTACTTCAGATTCTTCGATCAACGAATCGCAGAAGGTATTACACTTACAGGACAACGTACAATTCGATGGGCTGAAAAGGCAATCAATCAATACCTCAATAAAGTGCTTAAAACACAAAAAGACTACGTACTTGCTATCGATACAGATTCGGTGTATGTATGCCTAAAAGATTTGGTCGAAGCAGTAAATCCTAAAAATCCACTCGAATTTGTTAATACAGTTTGCGAAGAAAAGCTAGAACCAGTTCTCGAACAAAGTTACAACAAACTTTTCGAAATGCTAGGTGGTATTGATAATCGAATGGTTATGAAACGTGAAGCAATCGCAGATCGTGGTATTTGGACTGCCAAAAAACGTTATATTCTTAATGTACACGATAACGAAGGTGTAAGATATGCAGAACCTAAACTCAAAATTATGGGTATCGAAGCAATTAAATCTTCAACACCAGCACCATGTCGTGAAGCACTTAAAGAAATGTTTAAAGTAATTATCAGTGGTTCAGAATCAGATGTTCAACGCAATATAGAATCATTTAGAACATATTTCAAAACACTTGCACCAGATCAAATCGCATTCCCTCGTGGAATTACAAATCTCTCAAAATTCAGAGATAAAACGACTATATATAAGAAAGGCACACCAATTCACGCAAGAGGTAGTTTGCTATATAATAAATTATTGATGGATAAGTCGTTAACTAAACAATACAATAAAATTCAAAACGGTGAAAAGATAAAGTTCATTTATCTACGTACACCAAATAGTATCAAAGAAGATGTTATATCATTTTCTGATTATTTGCCAGAAGAATTTGGTTTACATCGATACATTGATTACGAAAAGCAATTTAGCAAAACGTTTCTCGATGTTATCGAACCTATTCTTTCGGCAATCAATTGGAATTCGAAGGAGATTGCTACGCTCGATGAATTCTTTTAAATTAACTATGTACAAACACAATAAAGTGTGGTATAATGGGTAGCATTATGGAGAAAAATATGAAATTAGTAAGATTAACCTCAGGTGAGGAAATCATTGGTAAGGTAGAAGATTTAAGTAATGTCATCAAAATTAAAGATGGCTTTAATATGGTTGCTACAGAACCAGGAAAAATTGGATTTATTCCATTTATGGCTTATGCAAAAGACGAAGAATTCGTAATTGATAAAAGTCATGTAATGATGATGTGTGAACCAGTTGATGAATTAGTAGATCAAATCAGAAGTATGACAAGTGGTATTGTTGTACCAGATAAAAAGGTAATAGGATAATGAGTAAAGATTGGGTTAAAGATATTCATGATATGCAAACAAAATATCAAACTCGTGATTGGGTTTGGGAAAATAGAAATGATCCAGAAAAGCTTAAAAAGTTTTTAGAGTTTAGAGTTGATTTCTTAAAAGAAGAATTAATGGAAACTCAAGCTGCAGTAACTCATAATGATCCAGAAGAAATTGTTGATGGATTAATTGATCTGTGTGTTGTTGCTATTGGTACACTTGATGCATTTGGAGTCGATCCTTATAAAGCATGGGATGAAGTGCTAAAAGCAAACATGCAAAAAGAAGTTGGTGTAAAACCTTCTAGACCAAATCCTCTTGGAGTTCCAGATCTAGTAAAACCAGAAGATTGGCAAGCACCATCACATGAAGGAAATCATGGTAAGTTTAACGATATTTGATAGTATATACGATAATAAAACTGAAAAGAGAATGGATTATGAAACATTCGATCAGTTTGAACAAGTATTATATAAACTAGCAGAAAGCGATAAATATCAAAAGAAAACTGACGCACCACTAATTTCACCAGCAATTTATAAGACCGAAACTACTCGAGCGAATGTCAATGTGACAGGCTGGGGTGGATTCGGCATTGTTGATGTTGATGATTACGAAGGTGATATTGAAGAGATTCATACTAAATATTCTGAATATCGATATGTATGTTATTCTACTGCATCATCAACAAAAGAACACCCAAAATTTAGATTAGTATTTCCGTTAACCGAATATGTTCAAGTTGATAATATCAAGCATTTTTGGTTTGCGCTTAACAAAGAAATAGGAGACATCGCAGATGCTCAAACAAAAGACCTATCAAGAATGTATTACGTACCAAGTAAATACAAAGGATCTTACAACTTCATATTCTCACATGATGGAAAAGTTATGGATCCCAACAGTATCATGTCAAAACACAAATACGTGGTACCAAATGAATCGTTTTTCGATAAGTTACCAGAAGCCATACAAAAAGGGCTTATACAACATAGAAAAGGATCACTTAATAACACTAACTTTACATGGACAGGATATCGAGACTGCCCTTTTGTAAATAAACATCATATCGATGAATACAAATTAATTAGTGGAAGCGGATGGTATTCTAAGATGTATCAAATAATGGTATCAACTGCAGGAAATGCAATGTCAAGAGGATATCCAATAACCGCAAAAGAACTTGCGTGGATATGTCAAGATCTTGATAATGATACAGGTAATTGGTATTCTAAGCGTGATTTTGTAAAAGAAGCAGAACGTGCTATTGAATTTGTATTTAGGAAAAACATATGAAAAAATTAGATAAATTATTGCTAGGATTTGGTTGGACAATATTGTTCTTATACTTAATTTTAGCTGCAGGTAAAGCTTATGCTTCTCAAGAAGATAGCTATGATAGATATTGTATGGCACAAAATATTTATTTTGAAGCTGCCAATCAATCGTTTGCTGGTAAATTAGCAGTAGCTCATGTTGTAATGAATAGAGTTGAAGATTTACAATTTCCAAATGAAATTTGTGATGTAATTTATCAAGCAAAAACTAGAATTAATTGGCAAGGTAATGAAGTGCCAATTAGAAATCAATGCCAATTTAGTTGGTATTGTGACGGAAAATCTGACGAACCAGTTGATTCTAAAACATGGATAAAATCTCTTTTTATAGCTGATTTAGCTTTGACAGGAAAATATCCAGATATAACTGAAGGTTCATTGTGGTATCATGCGGATTTTATATATCCATATTGGGCAGATGAATTACAACACGTGGTTACGATTGATAACCACTTATTTTACAAATAGGAGTAAATTATGAAAATGCTAGGAAACAATGTATTAATAGCAGAAGTTGAAAAAGAAGAAACAACGGCAAGCGGAATTATATTAACAGAAGCTATCGATAAAGGTAGTAAACCAGGTTTAGTATTGGCAGTATCAAATGCAGCACTAAGTAAAGTTATGACAGGAAATAGAGTATTTCTTGATTGGTCAAAATCAATTCCTGTCACTATCGAAGGCCAAGGTGCAGTAATTATTGATGCTGAACATATTAAAGCAATTATATCGGAGGAATAATGTATAGGTATAAAGTATATGTAACGAGAGTAGTAGATGGAGATACAGTCGATGTAGATATCGATTTAGGTTTCAGTACTATATTAAAAAAGCAAAGAGTTAGAATGATGGGTATTGATACTCCTGAATCTAGAACTCGTGATTTAGAAGAAAAATTTTACGGTAAAGCGAGTAAAGCGCATTTAAAATCTATTTTATCAGAAGGCGATATACAATTACAGTCGCACGGTAAAGGCAAATTTGGTAGAATTCTTGGAGAACTTTTTGTAGGTGATAGCTCATATAGTGTCAATCAACAGATGATTGATGAGAATCACGCAGTACCTTATTTTGGTCAATCAAAAGATGATACAGAAAAAGGACATATGTGGAATAGAGCAGCGCTTAACGAGCAGGGTATAGTTTATGAATCTAAGTGATCTTAAAGATGCAATTCACGGATTAACATTTTCTATTACAGAAGAAGATGTAAAAAGGCATGATAGCGAATATAAAGGAGAGAAAAATTATGAGGATAAATCTTCATATTCAAATAGAGCTAACGTGGATTCAGAATACTTAGAAGAATATCTAGATAAAAAATACTCGGATGATGTGTTAGAAAAAATTACTAGTAAACCTTTAAAATTTTATGCCGATATTTTGCTTAAAGAAGAAGGTTATAAAATAGACTTTAAAGAAATTGCAGGAGATTTTTTTAATCCTCAACACGATGTTGAAAGATATTTAAAAGCTTTTGCAAATGGTCAACTAACACATTTTTGTTTTTATAGAACTAATAGAGAAAGGGGTAATAATAATATCCCATTAATAATAGAAGCAAATACCGAGTTAACAGTTGAATTCTTATGTATAGTAGATCCACACACTTTATTTTCGTGTAAATCAACGAAATATGGTGCTATACCAATTCAGAGTATAATGCAGATGTGTAAAAATTCAATAGCTAAAGATTGTATTATATAAAAAAAACTATGTACAAACGCCCACAACTGTGGTATAATATCCCTATAAAA